GCGTGGTATGTGGTGGTGACACAGCCCCCATCTAAGAATTATATCATCGTTTAAACCAAGAAGGAAGACCTAAATGTGGACGTTTGTCGAACATATTATTCTTCGCTCCTGGAGTCTTACGATTGTTATAATGCAGAAAAACTTGTATACATTCTTTGCCTTTGAATTTTTCTCTCCAATGTTCTAGCTCACAGCCAGAATAAACCAGCATATCTCCTGGTTTTAAATCTACTTTAATACCTTTCATACCTTCTTTACCAGATGGCTCTAAATATATCGGCCAGTCATCGCCACCTAGATTCATTGTGGTAGATATTTCACAACTAAATCTATCTTTGTGTCTTTTTAAGACATCACCTTTTTTATATATTCTTGCATAAGTATATGCAGGATATAATTTTAATCCTGTTGCTTTTTCCATATCTGGTAAACATTTAAGTAATAATGTTTCCATAGCCATATTTGCATATTGAGAATATGTATTTGGAATCTGTTCATTCTCACCTTCATAGTAACCAATGATAGTTTCAAATGGTGAAAAGTATCTACGTTCTCTACAAGTATCATATACCTGCTTTTGCATTAAAAAATAGTTTGCAACAAAAGCTGCTAAATCTTTTGATATAGCTTGTTTAATAACTGTGTATTTATTTTTTTTAAACATCTTTTGCCATTCCTTTCGGAACTGCTTGTATATTCCAATGTATAAATCTAAATGGTTCAATACCAAAGTCTACTGCATATTCGTGTTCCAAGAAACCTGGAAATATAATTAACGTACCTGGTGTAGGTTTAAAATGAATAAGTTCTGTGCCACCCCATACACCTTTTTGATCTGTTTTCATTTTTAATTTTGTAGCTCTAGCTCCAGTTCTTGGTTCGTGAAATATTGGATAAGATGTTTTATCGCTGCACTTTAAAAAATAAAAACCGGATACGTGTTGATTCCAATGTATGTGTGCTGAATGATGACCACCACCTTTTTTAGCAAACTCTTGTACCCATAACTCACTAAACATAGTTGTGTATTGTGACATGTCATAACCTTGATGGTCTAAATACTCCCAAGATTTTTGACCAATGTAATTTCTAAAATCTAAAAAATCATTATCTATCGTCAATGGTGTTGAGTGATGTGATAATCCAAAATCACCATATTTTTTAATATGGTCTTTGTTTCTATTTCTTGCTTCTTTAATATATTTGTTACTTGCCTTATTCAAAGACTTTACAAATTCTGGTTTTTGTTCCGACCAAATGGTCGTGTTAAAATAGTTATTTATATACATTATCTAAACGGCTTTCCTAAATGCCAGACAACAAGACTGTATCTTGTGCCTGATGTTACTGGTTTAACTCTATGCCACACAAAACTAGGAAATACAATAATAGATCCTTTTGGTAATATTTCTTTACATTGTATTCTGTGTTTCGATTCATCTCGCATATGTGGATCGTAATTTCTAAAATCAAATTCTAATTCACCACCTTTATATTCTGAACCATCCGTTAACTGACAAGTCATAGATAGTTTTCGAATTCTTCCGTGTTCTGGATTGTTTGGATCTTTCCTGTCATATGGTTTATCCCAACTATCACAGTGCCAATCATAATATTGGTTGTGTTTATATTTTGTAAACTGACAAGACTCACTTCTTTCCCAATCAAAATTCCAACCAGCCATTTCATTTGCTTTATGTACGTATGGATGTAATTCTTTGTATATCCAAGTATCATTCAACCATACTAAATCAGAATTTCTTTTTCGTTTTAAATCTAATACTTCTTGTTTGTTTAATTTTCTATCACCATAACCACCTGTCACAGCCATAACTTCTTTTTGTTTGTTAGCATAAGCTATAACGTCATCACAAAATCTAGGTGTTAATACACCACTAAAATACCAATAGTAATTAGATATATTCATAAGTTATTGTTTGCACAAAGTTTAATGAGTCTTTTTGATTGTTAGTTAGGTAATACATATTAGTTGATGGAAACATAATAAACATATTATTTTTAAGTGGTATATCCCAAGACCTACCTTTTCGTCTGTTATCTTCATAGTGTATTCTGACCATACAATCTTTAACTTTTACACCATATAATAATGTAAAGTCTGGTGAGTTTCGAAGATCTACTGGATCAATATTTAATAATGGAATTGTAGTTTCTGCAGGTTTATAGATATTGCCCCACGTATCTTTGTTAATTAGATTGATACCATACTCAAGACCAACGTGATCTCGCATATATGTATTTAACATGTCCCAAGTTCGTGAGAATGGAAAATTTTTGTTTTTAATTACTGATTGTAAAATGTCGCCTGATAATTTATCTCGGTCAATGTCCCAATCTTTAGGCATTGCCACATCACCATAATATAATGCTTGCTCTGTTAATACTTTCTTTTGCATACCACTAGTAGTCATATAACACTCCTTTATATTTTTCAAGTATATATTCAGGTAATTTTATATCAGGATAACCAAAGTTTTTTAATTTACCTGTGTGCAATGTATGCATTGGTGCACCCATTACACTGTCATCATATTTAATACCATTTATGAAAAACTGATCTTTAATATCAAAGTTATGTTTAAATTCAGGTATGTTTAAAAAACCATATATACCATTTAATGTTTTTTTAGGGTCCTCTACAAGATCTTCATATTTTACAAAATGAACATTTTTTTTATCTTTTATAAAATTATAAGCCATAAAAGACCAATCAACTAAATCTCCTTTTTTAGTTATTAATTCTATTTTTTCTTCTAATTCAGTTCTATGTAAAGAAGTTATATCTAATTCATTGTACTGACGGTTTATATAAAAATTAGGATAATCGTTACAAAGTTTAATATAAGATTTAATTACATCTACAGGGTTTCTTAACAAAAATATAATCTTAATGTCTTGTGTGAAGTATTGTAGAAGAAGAGCATAGTTTGCAGGAGTGGCCCATTCACCTCTATCAATTATATATTTTTGTGGCCAATCTTGATAATAGTTATTAAATATATTTGTTATTATATTATTATAATCTTTATCACTTTTGAAATTATTATAGGTATTTTTTAATTTTATTAAATCTAAATTAAATAAAACATCGGGAAGACTTGAGTGTCCTGTAGCTCCAATATCTTTATTTTGATTTAGAATTTTTGCTAATAATGTATTACCTGATCTAGGAAATCCTGTAAGGAAATATACTTTCTTTCTCATACCACCACCAAATATATATTATGCCATAGAATCCGTCAAGACCCAACCTGTTGTATTATCAGATTGATATGCAGATTCATCCCAAGAATAACCCCAAGAATGAGTCCCTGCTGTATTTTGATTTTCTTGCTCTTCAGTTAATTCAGGAATTGCACCAAGCGGTGATTCCCAATTAGCAGTTGTAGTATTTTTTACCCAAGATGCGTATGGTTTTTTAGGCCAAAAAATATTGTTATCTTCGTCCCATTCATAACCTACACCTGCATAGTTTCCTCTGAAAGGTGTACCATCCAATCTATGTGTATTACCTACTGTGTTATATGAAGTTTGAATCCACATTTGTGCAGGCCAATTATTATGTGTTTCTAAATATTGTTGACCTACTGATTCATCTTCAACACCATCAGCATTTAACATATCTTTGTTATCAAGCGTTAACACTTGAATAACTTTACTGTTAGCTCCTAGTTTTGCGAAATGTGCCATAATGCTTCTCCTTATATATTAATTTTAATTACCATTCAACTATTGAAATTTATATCTTATCACAACTATACCTGATCCACCAGCGCCAGCCGCACCATTGCAAGAAGCACCTCCACCACCACCAGTATTTGCTGTTCCAGGATTTGTACCACTTGTTCCGCCAGCACCAGCACCAAAAGCAGTAGATCCTGATGATGCTCCACCACCTCCTCCAGTTTTGTTACCAGCAGGACCACCTGTTCCTGTTGAACCACCACCTCCAGCTACCGCTAAAGGCGAACCTGGAATAGTAGTTGTTACACCAACTGCACCCGGAGGTGAAACCCCAGAAGGTGAGGAAGCATTTCCGCCCGCTGCTCCAGCTCCTCCTCCGCCAGCTCCTGTTGAGAAAGCTCCATCTGCCGATGTTCCACCAGGATTACCTTGAGATGGAGTAACGGGAGGTGAATTACCAGCTCCTCCTGCTCCAGCTCCTGATCCTGAACCACCACCACCTGATCCACCTGCTAAAGCAACACCTGTGTTTGAATTTTTTCCACCGCCACCACCAGCTCCCACAATTCCTCCAAAAGAAGAATTACTACCATTTACTCCTGAAGGAGAACTTGGTGCAGGTTGAGTTCCACCTGCTCCACCACCTCCAATTGCAATTGGATAACCTTGTGCTGTGACTGTTACTCTGTTCGGTGCACAAGCATATCCATCTAAAGGACTAGCTGTAAATGGAGTTACTGGATTTTTTACTTCTCTATAACCACCAGCTCCGCCACCACCGCCTCTGTCGGCACCACCACCGCCACCACCACCTACTATTACGTGTGAAACTATATTGTTTGTCGCACAACTTGCAACTTGTGTAACTGTAAAAGTACCAGGTCCTGTAAAAGTATGAATTTTGCAATTTCCTGAAGTTGTTATTGTACCGCCTGTTGCTGTTACATATAATTCTTGATTAATTACGTCATTGCTATTTACTGATTGCCAACCTTTAGTAGCATCTGCATAAACAAGAGTAACTGCTACACCCTCTGTAGTTAGTAATAAATCATTTTCCAAACCATCTATTTTTTCAGAACCATTTGCAGCTACTGTGCAAGTATTGTCATCAAATGATTGTGCATAATCTTTTATAGAAACAATCGCACCTGCAGATCCTGCAGGTAAATTAACTGTTACAGCTCCACCTGATGTGTTTACAAAATAACCTTCACCATTAGTTGCAGTAAAAGTTGATGTCTTGATACTTGATGTCTGCCAGTCTACTGTACCTGTACGACCAAAACCTGTTTGCGTTCCATTATTTGTAATTGTTGCCCCAGAAGGAATTGTAATAGTGTCACCACTATCTCCTAATTGGACTGTACCACAATTTGTTCTTGGACTAATTTTATTTACTTTTACTTCACTCATAATTAACTACCTTGAAACTGATATCTTATTATTACCACACCTGAACCACCATTTCCACCACCTGATGCTCCACCTCCTGCTCCGGCACCACCGCCACCGCCAAGGTTTGCAGTTGCATTATTTCCAGCTCCATTGTCTCCATTTCCTCCAGGTCCACCACCTCCTGATGCAGTTCCACCAGTTCCAGCAGGTTCACCTGCACCTC